CTGTACCGATTCGCTATTGACATGGAGTATGCCACAGTCAATCCGTTTGCTACAGTCAGACGTAAGACACCCACCCAGCGAAAGACTGTGTGGACAGAAGATGATTTACGCACGTTCCTAGATATGTGCTACTCTAAATTTGAGTACAGAAACATAGGGCTAATAGTGCAGATGGCATACGAGTGGTGTCAAAGGCTTGGCGATATGCGGTCATTGACTTGGGAGAGTCTTAATCTTACAGATAAGAAACTGTATCTAGAGCAGAGTAAACGTAGAGCGCAAGTCACATTACCTATTAGTGACAACTTGGCAGAGATGCTGACAGAGCAAAAAGCAGACTTTGGCTTTCAACCCTACGTGTGTCCTCGTCCAAAGCCCACAGACGGTTTGTACCACCCTTACAGCATGGAGAGGTTATCAAAAGCTGGAAGGGCTATCATGCGCCAATGTGGGCTGTCTGAGGACTTACGCTTGATGGACTTACGAAGGACAGGTACAACAGAAATGGTAGAAGCTGGTGTGGGTATAGGTCAAATCATGGCTGTGACTGGTCACAGTAATCCACAATCAGTAAAGCCGTACATGAAAAATACATTTACAAGTGCAAATTATGCATTGACTACACGAAAGATGCATGGTATAAGCACTTATAAGTGCAACACAGAAGAGTGATATTATATGATAAATATATATAACATTGTAAGTGATTTAGATTTACCTAATGGTGAGACAAAACGTATGGATTGTCCTAACTGTGGTGGCGTGAAGACATTTACTGCCACCAACAATATGGGTTCATTAGTTTGGAATTGCTACAAAGCTTCTTGTAATATCAGAGGTGGTACTCGTGTGCATCTATCCGTAGATGATATACGTGCCGGCTTTAGTGGTGCAGAAAAGTTTGCAGAAGATACATTTGATTTGCCTATCTATGTCGTTCCACACAACAACGAGGTAGAAACATGGGCGTATGAACAATACGGACTTGACGCTGAAAAACTTGGCTTGATGTATGATGTCAAGGATAACCGTGTTGTATTCCCTATCATCCATAACAACAATACTGCTGACGCAACAGGTCGTGCGCTCGGAAAAAGGTTGCCAAAGTGGAAAAAATATGGGAATAGTGGCTTGCCATATTCGTATGGATGTGGTAAGGTAGCTGTGGTTGTTGAGGATTGCATAAGTGCTGCAGTTGTTGGTAATGATGTTTGGTGTGGGGTCGCTGTGTTGGGAACATCTTTATCCGAATCGCACAAGAGGTACTTGTCGCAGTTCTCAACAGCCATCATTGCATTAGACCCCGATGCATTACCAAAGACTTTGCGGTTTGCAAAGGAACTAAGAGGACACGTAGATAACGTCCGTGTATTACGATTAGCCGATGATTTAAAGTACCGTAACCCAATTGATTTTGAAAACCTAACTAACATAGGAGACCCTAAATGGAACTAGCCTTAATACGTAGTCTCATGGACAAGTCGTTCTACGATGACCATCGTGGTGCAAAGTGTCCTGATAGACTATTCAGTAAGGATGTTCGTAAGATAAAGCAATCTATCAATCGTGCAATGGAACGATATGAACGCTCCGTCACACCTGACGAGATAGAAGCTTTGTTTATGTCGGACAATCCTACGTTGACTACGGCACAGAAACAAGCGTATGCAAGTTTGTTTGCTCAAGTTAAACGTGAAACACCTTTGGGTGGTGACATAGCCCAAGAGGTTCTGTCTAAATTATTCCAACAGATTGTTGGCGAGGATGTAGCAAACATCGGATTTGATATGGTGAATGGTACATCTACTAGCTTGGAGAAGCTACGCACTTTATTAGAGCAGTATGGTGATGACTTTACACCAAACCTAAATATACAATGGGAAGACATCAGTATTGAAACACTCATGGCAAAGGCAGAGCTGGAAGCAAAGTGGGCATTTAATATTGCTCCCATCACACGTAAGATTGAAGGTGTGTCTGGTGGACAACTCATAGAGGTTGGTGCTAGACCAAACACAGGTAAGACATCTTTTCATGCAAGCCTTATTGCAGCCCCGGGTGGGTTCGCATCACAAGGCGCACGTTGCATAGTGCTATGTAATGAAGAGCCACCCCATCGTGTTGGTGCTAGATATCTCACAGCTGCAAGTGGTATGTCTGCCCGTGAGGTGCGAGATAATATACAGAGAGCCAAGGATGCTTACGAACCAGTCAAGAGAAACATTATGTTGAAAGAAGCTGGTGGTAGAGACATGGCATGGGTAGAGTCCGTATGCAAGTCATATAATCCTGATATACTCGTGTTAGACATGGGTGATAAGTTTGCTGTGCAAGGTGGCTTTGCTCGACTAGATGAAGCATTGAAAGCTAATGCCATACACGCACGAAGTATTGCCAAACAGTATGATTGTGCTGTGTTCTATATGTCACAGCTATCGGCTGAAGCAGAGGGAAGAACTATACTTAATCAGTCTATGATGGAAGGCTCACGAACAGGTAAGGCAGCAGAAGCTGACCTTATGTTTCTAATAGCTAAGTCTCCATCAGTAGAAGGGCAAGAAGAAGAGAGTCCACTACGGCACGTAAATATAGTAAAGAATAAGTTGAACGGTTGGCACGGTATGGTAAACTGTGAACTTAATTATTTGACAGCGAGGTACGAAGGATGAAGTTAACTATTGATGTAGAGAATACTGTTACACATCGTGATGGTAAGCTACACCTAGACCCCTTTGAAGCCGGCAACTCTTTGGTTATGGTTGGTATGCTGTGGGATAATGGTGAAGAGAACATCGTTGTGTTTGACCACAGCGAGAGAGAGTCCACAGAGAACGGACATAAGATTGTACAAGACGCATTGGACAAAGCAACTATTATTATATGCCACAATGCTACGCATGATTTGATGTGGCTATGGGAGTCTGGATTTAAATATGACGGCTCTGTATTTGATACTATGCTAACTGAATACGTTCTTCAACGTGGTGTTAAACAACCTTTGTCACTAGAAGCCTGTGCTGAACGGTACAAGTGTGATACAAAGAAAGAAGATACGCTGAAGCATTACTTTGCCAAAGGCTACAGTGTAAAAGACATTCCATTTGACGAGTTGTCATCTTATCTATCGGCAGACTTAAATGCTACTCAACAATTGTCTGATAAGCTTTGGTTCAAACTAAACACAGAGAAGTATTCAAAGTTGATGGATACATTTGTATTGACTAATCAAATATGTGTGACACTCGCACGCATATATCAACGTGGGTTCAAGGTGGACTTCAATGCACTACGTGATGTTCGTATTGAGTTTGAGAAAGAACGTAACGAATTGCAAGATACATTACAGAAGCAAGTGCGTGTTCTCATGGGTGACACACCTATTAATCTTAATAGTCCCGAACAATTAGGCTGGGTTATCTACGGTAGGAAAGTCAAAGACAAAGACTATTGGGGTCAGAAGATTGACCCATACATGACCGACTATGAGTTCCGTAGCTTGATAGCTGAAGGCACTACAAGAATATTTAAGACAAAAGCAACACAATGTGTTAGTTGTAATGGCAATGGAAAAATAAGGAGAACAAAGAAAGATGGAACACCTTTTGCAAAACCCAATATTTGTAAGGTATGCGACAGCGCTGGCTTTACTCTTGATAATCTATCTACTCCTGCGGGTCTTAGATTCAAACCACCAAGTCCTAAGTGGGCTAGTGCGAATGGTTTTAGCACGAGCAAGATTAATCTTCAGACGTTAGAAAGTGCAGCAAAGTCTAGAGGTATGTCAGATGCTGTAGAGTTCTTATCCAAAGTACGTAGGCTGTCAGCAGTAGAAACTTATTTATCTTCTTTTGTCGATGGTATATCTACCCACATCAAACAAGATGAGATGTTACATGTAAGATTACTACAGCATCGTACATCTACTGGTAGGTTTAGTGGTGCAGACCCAAACATGCAGAATATGCCTAGAGGTGGTACGTTTCCAGTGAAGAGAGTATTTGTATCTCGTTGGAACAAACCTCAGTTTGGAATTAAAGGCAAGATACTTGAAGCAGACTTTGCACAGCTAGAGTTTAGAGCTGCTGCATTTTTGTCACAAGACAAGGTAGCTATGCAAGAGATAGAGGACGGCTTTGATGTACACAGCTATACAGCTAAAGTTATTAGTAATGCAGGCCAGCCAACGGACAGAACAGCAGCAAAGGCACATACATTTGCACCTCTGTATGGTGCGAGTGGATTTGGTAGAACAAAAGCTGAAGCCACGTATTACAAACACTTTGTCAATAAGTACAAGGGCATAAGTAAGTGGCATGACAAGTTAGCCAAAGAAGCACTAAACACTGGTATGATTACGATACCATCGGGCAGACAGTTTAGTTTCCCGGATGTAAAACGCAGTTCTAGCGGTAGGGTATCTCATCTTACACAGATAAAGAACTATCCTGTGCAAGCATTTGCTACAGCAGACATTGTGCCTGTGGCATTATTATATATAGAAGAATTATTGAAGGACGCTAAATCATGTATAGTAAACAGCGTTCACGATAGTATAGTCATTGATGTGTTTCCATCAGAGGAAGAAAGAGTAATTAGTATTATCAAAGCTACTAATGATAGCCTACCCTCTTTGCTATATAAGAGGTGGGGAGTTAAGTTTAATGTCCCATTATTATTAGAAGCAAAAATAGGTACTAATTGGCTTGACACCAAAGATGTTCAATGATATAACTAAGCTTTACGAAAACTCAAAGAAAGGAGTAAACATATGACAACACAAGTAACAACGATTGATACAAGTAATTATGCAGTCATGGCGAAAGCTATGGGCATAGCGTCTGAGTCTAGCTCAGATAAGTCAAAGGCAAGCACGCTTGCTCGTCTGCGACTAAACCATTCACCTATCATGGGTGAAGCCGAAGTAAACGGTAAGACAGTAAACATGGAAGTGGTAGCTGGCGGTACATACAAATTAGAGATACCTGATACGGCTACATACTACGCTCCCTCTGTTAAGATTAGACCTTATCTACAAAGGTTTATGTACAAGAGATTTGTCAAGGGCGTGGGGGACAAGCCCAACAAGTATATCAAAACTGTTATGGCAGATAACTTGAACACTGACTTGAAAGACAACGATGGTGGATTCAACTGTGGTAAACCTGCGGGTTATATACAAGACTTCAAGGCATTGCCGGAGAAGACACAAGAGTTAATCAAGCAGATTAAACGAGTGCGAGTGATATTAGGAACGGTTGACTTAGTGGATGCAACTACAGATAGTGGTGAGACTATCTCTATTACTAACAAGCCGTTCATTTGGGAGATTGAAAACAGAGATGCTTTCAAAGATGTTGGCGTGGTATTTACCAAGTTGGCAAAGATGAAGCGTCTGCCTGTGCAACACCTAGTTACAGGTGTTACAGAGGAAAGAAAGTTACCAAATGGTAATAGCTTTTTCTTACCTTCAGTCTCCCTTGACTTGAGCAACACTCTTGATTTAACAGAGACTGAGCAAGATAACTTTGGTGACTTTATGTCTTGGGTTCAAAACTACAATGAGTACATCATTGATGCTTGGACAGATAGGTCTCATGCCAAAGAGGAACTTGGGTCTGACATTCTAGATGATATCGTAGACATCGAAGAGGATGACATTCCGATATGATAAATCATAGAGCAGAGTTGGCTCTACATCAGTACATGGAGCGTGCTTCTAAAGGCACTGCTTCCATGTCTGAGTCCACTATTAAACAAGTGGCAAACGATGTAGCCGAAGCCTTGGAGAGACAGTTCAACGGTGGTAACAAAAGAGATGGATTTAAACTACGTATGTCCAACTTGGGTAGACCATCTTGTCAGCTATGGTTCGAAAAGAATCATCCTAACGAAGCGTTGCCTAGACCCACGACATTCGTTATGAACATGATGATAGGTGATATCGTTGAAGCAGTGTTTAAAGGTTTGCTAACTGAATCAGGAATAGAATATGAAAACTCTAGAAAGGTTACTTTACAATTGGATGATACATCCGTTGACGGAACATTCGACCTTGTTGTTGATAATCGTGTTGACGATGTTAAGTCCTCATCTAATTGGTCTTATATCCACAAGTTTGAATCTTTTGAAAAACTAAAGGAGAGCGATACTTTTGGGTATGTAGGTCAGCTTGCTGGCTATGCTAAAGCTACAGACAAAGAAGTTGGTGGCTGGTGGGTAGTCAACAAGACTAATGGAGATTTCAAATACGTATCTGCAAACGAAATGGATGTAGATGAAGAAGTCTCCAAGTTTAAGGACACAATACGTAAGCTTAAACATGATAAGGTTGAGAGAGCATTTGAGCCAGAGCGTGAGACTTTCAACGGTAAAGAAACCGGAAACCTTGTCTTGAATAAGAACTGTACGTTTTGTTCTTACCGCTATGCGTGTTGGCCAGACTTGCAAGAGTTACCCGCAGTCATGTCAAAAGCAAAGCAACCTAAAATCACATCTTATATTAAACTACAAGAGGAGTATACACATGGAACAGTATGATGATTTAAAAGCCGAAATAAAAGAGTTGGAAACACAACTCGCAGAAAAGAAGAAGGAGTATCGTGAGCTAAAAACGGCAGGCCTTAGAGCAGCGATTGAAGCACAGCGAGAAGCAGAGAAGCATGTGAGGGAAGAACTAAAGTCTCTTGGTTATCCTATGAGCTACTCATGGCTCAGAACTTCTACCTTCTAAATATGTCCCCCCACAAATTATTCCGTGCATCTCGGAAGATGGGGTATCGTAGTGGGCTAGAGCTTTCCGTATCTGAAGCACTCAAAGAACAAAATATTAATTTTGATTACGAGTCAATAAAGATTGAATGGGAAGACCTAGCCTACAGAACATACACACCTGACTTCATATTACATAATGGTATTATCATTGAGACTAAAGGTATGTTTACAGCTGCAGATAGGCGCAAACATTTAGCCGTAAAGAAGCAACATCCTAAACTAGATATTCGTTTTGTGTTTGAAAATAGTAAACGTAAATTACGCAAAGGTGCAAAGTCTACTTACGCTGAATGGTGTATGCGATACGACTTCCTTTACCATGATAGAATCATACCCGAAGAATGGATAAAGAAGAAAGGAAAAAAGAAGCATCCTACTTTCATTACATTCAAAGGTACAAAGATAAAAAGGAGATAAATATGAAGTTATCAGAAATGTCAGAGGTTGACAAAAACGATTATGTAATTCGTCTTAGACCGTTTCAATACGACAACGGTGAGTGGACTGGTGACGTAGATATATGCATAGTCACACAAGAAAAGAATGATTTAAGTACAGAGGACTATGATGAACTTATGCATCTATCTAGAATGATAGCTGCGTGTGTGCCTTTAATGGAGAAGAATCAAGAGTTACGTGAGCTTATACATAACATTGTAAAGCGTACATCGGATAATAATTTAGAAGTTACTTTCCCTAGAGAGGTAAATAAGATTGACAAGAAAGACAATATCATTACAATAGACTTCAAGGGTAAGCAACCAAATGGGAGTGATGAATGATAGACAATGTAAACAGTCCACCACACTACAACAAAAGTGGTATAGAATGTATAGATGCCATACGTGCTGCAACAGACAGTGGCTTTGAATATTATCTTCAAGGCAATATCCTTAAATACATCTGGAGATATCGTTACAAGAATGGCACTGAAGATTTAAAGAAAGCTCAATGGTATCTGAATAAGTTAATACAAGAAGTAGAAGGGTATTACGATGAAGATAAAAGTTAAAGTATTTCTATCACTCATACTAGATGGTGAAGAATATAGAGTTCCTGCAGATGGAGATGTATCAGAAGAATTAGGTGGTGCGCTACAAGAAATCATACACGACATAGACGGAATAAAAGTTCAATCAATTAAAATAATACAAGAGGATAAAGATGAATAACACATTACCAACAGACTACCAAAACTTCATTGCATTATCACGTTATGCGAGATGGAAAGAAGACGAACAAAGAAGAGAAACATGGACAGAGACAGTTGATAGATACGTAGATTATATATCTAATCATGTTAAGAAGAAACACAATTACGAAATAGGCAACAGTCTAAAGTATGAACTAGAGGAAGCATTAGTTGGTTTGAGTGTTATGCCTAGCATGAGAGCATTGATGACGGCAGGTCCGGCATTAGATAGATGTCATGTTGCTGGATATAACTGTGCATACATACCAGTAGATAGCCCACGAGCATTTGATGAAACTATGTACGTACTTATGTGTGGCACAGGAGTTGGGTTCTCTGTTGAAAGAGAAAACGTAGATAAACTTCCTATCGTAAACGAACACTTTGAAAAGAGTGATACAGTAATCAAAGTCGCAGATAGTAGACCCGGATGGGCTAGAGCATTACGAGAACTTATTGCAATGCTGTATGCTGGACAGATTCCACAATGGGATGTATCTGAGGTTAGACCTGCGGGTGCAAGACTGAAAACATTTGGTGGTCGTGCGAGTGGCCCTAAACCTTTGGAAGAACTGTTTGAGTTCTGCATTGAGAAGTTTACACAAGCAAAGAATCGTAGACTCTATCCATTAGAGTGTCACGACATAATGTGTAAGATAGGTGAAGTTGTAGTTGTTGGTGGAGTTCGTAGGTCTGCGTTGATATCTCTATCAAATCTTGGTGACACACAAATGCGACACGCAAAGTCTGGCCAATGGTGGGACAATGAAGGACAACGTGCTTTAGCTAATAACAGCGTAGCATATAGGTTCAAGCCTGACATGGATACATTTATGCGAGAGTGGTTAGCTTTGTACGAGAGCAAGTCTGGTGAACGAGGTATATTCAACAGACAATCAGCCATCAATCAAGCAGCAAAGAATGGTAGACGAGATACTAACCACGAGTTTGGCTGTAATCCATGCAGTGAAATAATACTACGCCCATATCAGTTCTGTAATCTCACAGAGGTTGTCGTTAGAGAAACAGATACAGAAGAAAGCTTAATTAGAAAAGTTAAGTTGGCTACTATTCTTGGCACGTTCCAATCCACTCTTACAGAGTTTAAATACTTACGTAAGATATGGAAAGACAATACAGAAGAAGAAAGACTACTAGGTGTATCTTTGACTGGCATAATGGACAATGCATTGACAAGTGGTAAAAGCCCTCGTCTTGGAAAGAACATTGAAGGTTTGTTAACAAGACTACGTGACGTAGCTGTGAAGACAAACAAGGATGTAGCATCTAAGCTAGGCATACCGCAGTCTACTGCCGTCACAACAGTTAAACCAAGTGGTACTGTAAGTCAGCTAGTAGATAGTGCGAGTGGTATTCATGCACGACACAACGAGCATTACATAAGAACTGTACGTGGTGATAACAAAGACCCACTCACTAAGTTTATGATGGCACAAGGCATACCACATGAGCCTGATGTTATGAAGCCTGACAGCACGACAGTGTTTAGCTTTCCTATGAAGCCACCATCAAGTGCCGTGTGTCGCAAAGACATGTCAGCTATAGAACAGCTAGACATATGGCTGATGTATCAGAAGCATTGGTGTGAACACAAACCATCTGTTACTATTTCTGTCAAAGAAGATGAATGGTTAGAGGTAGGCTCTTGGGTATACAATAACTTTGATGATGTATCGGGTATAAGCTTCCTGCCATTCAGTGAGCATACGTATAAACAAGCACCGTATCAAGACTGCGACAAGAAAGAATATGAAGATACATTATCTATCATGCCAAAGAGTATTGATTGGACAAAGCTATCTGATTATGAGAAAGAAGACACAACTAAATCAGCGCAAACATTTGCGTGTTCGGGTGACAGTTGTGAGATAGTGGATATAGGTGCATGACATGACACTATTCGTAATATATGCAACAGTGCTTGCAAGTAACATGGTACATATGATAGAATACAAAGGTACTTCTTTTAGAACACAAACAGATTGTATTAAATTTTTACAGGAGCAGAATAATCACATCAACTTTACGTTGCGAGAACACTTAGATAAAGAAGACCCAAATTCAACCGTGTTGTTTATTGGATGCTCTGAGAAGAGTAAGTTACCAAATAATGATGCACTAACATAAGGAGATATTATATGGAAAATTTAGAGCCTAGCACAGAGAATCGTAAAAAGTTTGACATTGACCTTGAGTATGGTAAAGTTAGAGAACGGCTTGTAGCTGATATGTTGCAAGACAAAAAGATAGAGGTAAAAAGTGAAAGAGATATATGGCAAAAAACAGGCAACATCGCAATCGAGTACGAATCATATGGTAAACCAAGTGGCATCAACGCTACGGAATCAGACTACTGGTTTCACAACCTATGCATTGGTGACGATGTATTTGCAACGGTTGTTTTCAAAACGAAAAACTTAAAGAGAATCATAAACAATTTGGATTATAAGAGGTCTGTTGCTGGTGGAGACCACAACGCATCAAAGATGTACCTACTTAACTTGAAGAAGTTATTTTCTTCAGATGTAATCAAGGCGTTTAAGGAGAAAGAGAATGAACTTGCAAGCTGAAGCTACAGAGTGGCTAGAAAGGAGAAACAAAAACATGACATTTACAGAGTATGAAGAAGCAGTAAAGACTACAGTTATCTATCCATCAACACACAAAGTATTGTACCCAGCTTTAGGTTTAGCTGGAGAAGCCGGTGAGGTAGCTAATAAAGTAAAGAAATTAATAAGAGATGGGTTTGATAAACAACCTAATGATTGGCGAGAGAGACTCGCTAGTGAGATTGGAGATGTGCTATGGTATTGTGTCGCATTATCCAATGACCTAAACGTACCTATATCCACTGTTGCAAAGGACAACATGGATAAGTTGTTATCAAGATTTGAGAGAGGTACGTTGGGTGGTTCGGGAGACAAACGCTAATTATTTAGCCAATATTCTCCCTATTGCTGTGGCTCGTCTATAATGATTTATATTTGGTTCTTCTTCTACCATCTCTATTATAGACTTGCCATACTTTTCCATATAGTATTCGTTAGCTAATCTTTCTTGTATATCTGTGAGTCTTGAAAACTGCGCTCTGTCAAACGGTGTATAGGACTTATCGGTTGTTCGCTTTGCTTCATGTTCTGCGAGTAACTTAGCTTGCGCTCTATATCTTTTTAGTTCTTTATTTATTATAGCACGTTTATTTGACTCACTTAATCCTTGATAAGATTCAGATAATACTAAGTCTGAAATCCTTTCTTCTACTAAAGGTCCCATGTATTTCTTAACAAGAGCATCGGCTGTCTTGTCACCACTTCCCGGAACAATCTCAAACCTTTTCATACCCAATCTAGTAAACTCTTCCTCTGCAGGATTACGTTTAGCTTCTTTACGTAGACCTGTAATCTGCCCTATCAATGGGCTTTGTCTATAAATATTACCCTCTCTTGTTGGACTCTGCACTGCTGGTAACTCTTTGGAAAATTGAGGTAGGTCTTTCTTTATGTAGTTACTAAATGCAGATGTAAATCTCTCCTCTAAGCTAACTCCTTCTGCTTGGCTTGGGTCCCTAACAATCGCAGCTTCTGTATCATAAGATGCTTGTATGTCTCTAACCACACGAGCTGGTGTTAAAAAGCCACCAAACAACTCGGCAGAGTATCCACCTACTATCTCAGCCATTCTCTGTGAGGATATATCTTCTCTTCCACCTAGTACATCTACAAACTTATCTGTAACATAAGAGCTTGCACCAGTTCTTAATTGTAATCCAGTAAATGCTGCTATGATTTCTTTGGTGTCTATCTTATCTGTAGTTCCATTGGATACCTTAACAAATAAATCTGCTATGGCTAAGTAAGGCACAAGTGGAAAGAAAGGTCGCAAGTCACCAGTTCCACCATCTTTAGTTCTGTACTCATAAAACTTTACATCTTGGTGGTCAGAGCGATACTTGACTGCGGCATAGAAAGCTGCCGTCCCCACTACACCTTTAGAAAAAGATTGTCTTGCTTCCATAAACTCTTGTTGAGCTTGAGCATATAATCTAGTCCCTTCTTTAGTGTTTCCTAATTTCTTAGCAGCTTCAGCCATTCTGCTAGTATATCTTCCTACCCCACCTTTTGACAGCATTGTAACAAAACTAAGTGGTGAATACTCAAGCTGAAACTGTAAAGCGTTTACCATAAATCTTGCAAATGGTATTGCACCTGTACCTATCGGCAATGGGACAGGTCCTAATGCATCATTAAACTTTATGAAATGGTGTCCGATGGTATCACCTATCTTTTGACCACCTACCTTTGGCATACGAGAAAAAGTAAAGTCTAGTGCCTCTTCAATACTATCTGATAATACAGATGCCGGCAGTGTCTTGCCTGCAGCAACAAATTCTTCAAGACTTTTATACTGCCCTATCTTAGTGGGATTATCAACTATTATACCAGCTCGTCTAAGTTTCTTATCTATACTGTCTGTAAACACACCTCGTCTAAAGAATAAATCTTGAGCAATGTTTAATCCGTTCATCATCCTTGTGAAGCCACTAAGTGTTTCATCATCAGATGCTTCTTGTAATGTTCTGTCCATGCGTGATGCAAGACGAGGATTATGTTTTAATAATGCTTCTGATAAATCGGCAGTATCAGCAACTCTTCTCAATCTGTCTAATCTTCCAAAAGAATCTCTAACAACATTCTTTATAAAGCCACTACCCAATGGCTGATTACCTGTCATGGCTGCGTCAAAACCCCTACCGACATTATAAAGAACAGACTCCATTCCGTTAGCTGCTGTTTCAAATGTTAATCGTGTTACACCTGTACCTACGTTACGCACTGTGGTAGCAATTTGTGTAACCATCAATGCTCTTCTTTCACGGTCTAACCTAGTCATTAATCCATGCATTTGTGCCATACCGGTGAGCATCTTATCTCCGGGTCTAGCTGCAAGCAAGACTTCAGCTAACTCTTTGTCTACCATTCCAAGTGACTTTATTATCTTACCAACTTTACTTGCCGTCTGTAGAAAAGAACCTGCGTCACTATAAGATGCACCCATAGCATTTACAAATTGCTCTGTCGTTAGACCTGCACGAGATATAGCTGCTTGCAATGCATCACCCGATACACTATCAACTACAACACCTTTATCATCTGTTTGTATTACTTGTGATAGTTTCTTACCTAGCTCACCTTTGAATAACTTCTTTGTTTGAGCTTCTATAGCTTCAGGTGAAGCATCCTCACCTATCTTACCTAGAGCATCATTTACAAGCTTTCCAATAACCTCTGACGCTTTGGTATCTTCATCAACCATGTCACCAAGCTTACCATTGCTCGCTAATTCTTCTACTGTTTCCTCTACAACTTTACCAACTCTTTTCATAAGTTCAGTATTAAATGATATCTTGGCTAAACGAGTAGCATCTGGAGATATATCACCTAAACTTTCAAGAGCTTGTCTCCCAGCGTCTATATCAAACACTCCTGTAGCTACTTGAGAGGTTGCTTCTGTTGCTCTTTTCTTAGCAGCATCAGTTGCATCACCTAATATACCAGCTTCACGAGATGTAAGTTCTTTTGCTATTTTCTTCTGTTTAATAACAGACTGCCGTGCATTAGTAAGTAGTTGCTTACCGCCCAAGCCACCAGAAAGTTTTGCACCACCATAACCAAAGGCAAGACCGACACCACCGACTATGCCTGCTCTCTTCAAGTCATATTCTGTTGGTGTATATTCACCATATTTCTTAGATAACATCTCTAGTTCTTGCAGTTTTAAATCTTGCAACGCTACAACACCACCCTCTGCAACTATACCTGTACCTACAATCTTTCCTGCTTTACTTTTGAGTAGTCCTTTTGCATTATACTTTGCCGCTTCTTTTATTGCAGCTTTCTTACCACCAGTTTTTAGTGCTTGCACAATAGCACGTTGAGCAATAAAGCTACCGACTTTACCAGCTCCAAATCCTAAATACGATAGTGGGTCTAACAGTAAAGATTTACCAAAGTCTTTTATAGCTGATGCATAGCCTGTGCCACCCTCTTGATAAAACGAGGGTAGCCTTCCAAGTTGTTGATACAGATAACCAAACTCCATACGGTCTTGCTGATTAGCATTTCTTACCCAATCAAGCTGTCTACCTAAATCAATACTGTTAAACTCAAACTCACGAGTATGTGTTAGAAATCTTTTGAGATACTCCTCGTTAGATTCATCATCTTTCTGCTGGCCAAGATTACCTTTCTTTCCATAATCACGGAGCATATCCATATACTCTTCGTCAGCCGATAGTTTTTGGAAAGACAAAGCTTCCTCTGTCTCTGCGTCTGTTGAATTATTAAATGTTTTTGAGGGGGGATTTGTAAACTCTTTGGGCATGTCTGCCTGTGAGTCATCTATCAATCCTTTGAACGGATTGAATTCTTCTTCTTCTTGAACATCAAATAAACCTTTGAGTGGTTGAAACTGTTCTGCCATTATTTAATCTTTTATCTGAATGTTTTAAGTGTGCCATCTGGGTTGTGTGTGTCTTTAAACATAGCGTCCCATTGTTCTATAGCTGCTTGCTTTCCTTTTCTAGCTATTTCTTTTTCCTCATTAGATGCGTTTCTATAGCTTTTACCTAAACTCAAAGTGGGTCTTTTCATTACTCTACCATCATCAGCAACTAAATCAGCACCAAATTTGTTTTGAAGAGCTTTAATTAAAGCAGTATTATCTGTAGTTCTTCGGGTCACTATGTCTTCTAATGTATCTTTATATGGTTCTGCTAGTCGTTCAGCTACGTTAAGAGGTAAACCAAAAGTTGTCGTTAAATTATTTATTACCCTTTGATATTCCATCTTCTGACCTGCAGGTAATTGAGTTTCTGCAAACTGTAAAAACTCTTTTGCGTTTGCGTAATCATTTGCTGGATTATTCACATATTCTGGTTTAAATTTAGCCATTGGGTCATCTGAAGGTGGTGGTTCTCCTCCACCAGCTCCGTCACCTTCAGTATCAATTGTCTCATTGGCAGTCGCAATCATAGAGTCTGCCATCTCACGCAAACCCATCACAGATGCAAGAGCTTGAGTCTTATTGCTTAAATAACTTTTACCATCAGCACTTAATAAACTATTTTTTTTTTTTTTTTTATCATAAGTTTTTTCCATTTCACTCCAAGCATCTAGTGCTTCTTGGTCTTGAAGTAAAGGACCGCCTGTTGGGTTAGTTAAAGTTATCATTCCTGATGTATTTTTATAACCTTTTTCTGTTTTTAAATTCGTTAAGCCTGAATTATATGCACTAAGTAATGTTGACATTCCGACTAAATTTGTTTTATTTGTTAGGTTTTCATAATCTTCTATGGCTGACAATAAAACTGTTTGGTCTTCAAGTAACTTCTTTTTCTTATCTGGGTCTGTTTCTGCTATTAAACTTTGAACATTCTTTGCTAATTGTTTTTCTAAACTAGGTGCGTTTGCCTGCATAGACATTGCATGTGTTTGCACTGCCATATCAAACTCAACACCAGCTTTTAATCCACTTGGGTCAAACTTTCCTTTTAGCGAACTTGTTATATTACGTATTTCAGTTAAGTCTTTAGCTGGTATTAACTGATTTATACTTTCGGATATTTCTTTACCTTTGTCTTTAAAACCAAGACCTAATCTAGCTAACCCACTTGTATCTGTGTATTGAATGTCTAATGGTTTAACTTCCATACCTACTGCACTTAATGCTTGCTTCTTGGACAAGTCAGCAAATTGTGATAAGTCGATACCATCAAACTTAAACTTGTCAGCAATGTTGTATTTTATACCAACTTGGCGTGTTTCATCAAGGTCTTTTATATATTGACCCACAGTATCTACATCACCACCTATAGCCTTGTATGCGGCTAAACCTTTGGCAACATCACCACCAAACTCATTTATAAGTCTGTTAAGATGCTTCTCAGCCATTCTATCATGCTCTTCTGCAGCATCTAGCTTCTGTGCTTGTCGAGTCATCCAAAATGATTTGGCTCTACTTACGTCATCTTGCCTTCTTGCCATAGCCATTTGCAAGTTCTTATCTACGCTACCGAATAAACCCTTGACTAATCCTTTTGCAAACATACCCATTAGTTTCTCCTCGACATAAGCCCTTTAGCTTTAGGCTCTTCTTCTGCTTCTTCTTCTTTGTCCTCTGTCAAGTCAACTTCATCTACAATCTTCTTGTATTTCATAGCTACTTTTGATAATAAACTCTCACGAGTAGGATTGCTTGACTTGATTTCATTTGGATTATCTAGACCAGTGTTGTATTTAATATTAGCACTGTCACCTATAAGCATTATCATTTCCATGATGATGGGCAATACCATAATACCTACATCTAAATTATGCACACCATTCATAGCGTTTGACATCTGTATAACATTAGCCAATGTCGTTACAGGCACACCCATCTCTAATGTATCTGCGAGTTGTACCATAAACTCTTCTGAAGACATTTGCTCCATGTAGTAGTCAATAGCTTCATCAACAGTAGAAAACTCTGCTGGATTCTGCCAAGGTCTGTCTCCTAATTTATGTGTTAATGACATTCCCGGAATGGGTCTGTCAAAATTAGGCTCGTCACTAAGCATCATTGGCTTCTCCATTTCTAAAGTTTCTTATAACCTCTAGCTGTTTAGCCACTCGCACGAGAGGATTTTTATAATCTATACCTTCTACTGTAGGTTTACGAGTCAGTAACCCACTCTCTTTCATAGGTTGTTCTTTAGGTAGATTCTCAATATCCATATTCATATATATGTTTCTTGCTGTATCATACGAATTTGACATTGTTCTTTCTCCTCTTTGATTCTATAATATAATCCATTGCTTTCTTAGTCACCCATTTTAGCATAGGCTTGTGCTTTATGAACTTTGCGTAAGACTCTCCATGCTTGATGTACAGTTTCTTAAACCACTTTGGTGAGTCATACTGTAGCCATGTTCTAAATATAAACCACTCTATATTATTCTTACCATATACTTCTCTGGCCACCCAGCACGATAAAATCCACGCACTACCCAAAGTACCAATAAGACTTCCAATGGCACTTCCTGCAGCTCCTGACGCTTCCTCTTGGGCTATTTCTTTACGAGATTTAGCGTCCAACTCTGCAACAGCTAATGCACTAATTCTATCAAGAGAACTTTCGGCTGAACGCCATGCCCACTCCATACTGTCTCCATAATACTGCCACAAATTATTATAGGCTTGATTTGATATCGCAAGTGCAGCCGTAGCATTTATTTCGTTTGCTCTGTTTACAGCTGCAGTATCGGCAGTAGCTATTTGTCTACGCCACTGTGCATTTGACTGTGCTATTACCATTTGATTCTGTGCATTAAATTGGTCACGCTGATTATTTAGTTCAGCATTAAATTTTTCTACAGCATTTGTTTGACCGGCATTAAACTGATTCTGTGCATTGGATTGAGCTGCATTAAACTGTGATACTTGTGAGCCAAGATTTGCAAAGAATTGGTCTGTCTGATTTTGACTCGTAGCATTAAACTGCTCTGCAGCATTTTCAGCAGCTTGGTCTGTAAACAAAGATTGTATTCTTTGCT